TGACCTCTCAAGGTAACATCGACCGCCGACTCATTGAGTATACTCATGATTGGGAGAGGTATGATGGACTTGAACAGGGACCCAAGATAGTCAAGAAATTGACCCTGGCTGGCATTCGTGCCAGAAGGAAATCTAACAAGAAGATCAAACAGTTAGACTATAATAGTATAAATAAACATGCAGCTTCTCTAGCCGAGGAGTGCAAACTTGCGTTGTGTATAGTGACACATTCCAGGGCCAATGTTATGGTGGTCAACCAGTGGATCAAGCGCCGTTGTGCTGAGATAGTGCATCTCAGACACGCGGCTGCGATAGTCCCACTGGCCACCAACCTGGTCTTCGTTCCGAATGTACACGAGATCAATGCAAATCGGTTAATGGCTACACCAGCTGTGGTGAGCCGTCAAGAAGCCGTGACCAGTCGTTGGTGGTCATATGAACGGCCCTCCTACCGCCATCTATTCGGGAGAATAGTGCGTGCCAGGCCCCCGTCGGGGGCCTGAGGAGGCCCAGTTAGCCGGCCTGGGGTGGACTCACCGAGTAGTGAGTTCCCTTACCACCCCGATTTGAAGGTCGACGAATATTGGGGGATAACAAAAGCACGTCGCACGCACTTGATCCGCGGAGTCTCACCCGGTCAAGAGTATCTTGCTTACAACAACACCATACTAGGTATGGCTAGGGCTGTCAACGAGAGGCTTTTCTACATCAAAGAAGATGGGAAACGCGCATCTCCTCCAGTACCGAATCCTGGTGTGTTTTCACAGAGATTAAGGAGTTTCACCATTTCATTCTTGGCGTACTCGCAATTTTGCCTCCCTATTGAAAGGTCTGTTTACCCAGATTTATTCACGGGACGTAAGAAGGAGCGGTATACCAAGGCTTCGGAAGAGTTAGGCAGAAGGGCCATAGTGGCCAAAGATGCTGTCTTGAAGTTCTTCATGAAATATGAAACCTACAATTTCACAGTGAAAGCTAATCCAGTGCCTCGTGGGATCAATCCAAGGTCCGACGAGTACTTAGTTGAGGCGGGGAGGTACATCAAACCCCTGGAAAACAAAATTTTTAAAATCATAGCGAAACTATTTGGATATATCGTAGTAATGAAATGCTACAACTTGCGCACAGTTGGTGAGATATTGTACTCTCACTGGATTGAGTTCGAAGACCCGGTCGCCGTAATGGCTGACGCATCAAGGTTCGAACAGTGTGTATCAGTTGAAGCCCTACAGTGGGAACATGGCATCTATCAATCATTCTACCCAGGCGACAAATATTTCAAGCGTTTGATGAAGTGGCAATTGAACAACATCGGAAAAGCTAGGGCTCCTGATGGCAGATTATCGTTCAAGATTGATGGCAAGAGAGCTTCAGGTGACCCTAACACTGCATTGGGAAACACCCTCTCCACATCAGCCATGGGCTACGCATACATTAATTCAGTTGGTATAACAAAACACCGCTTCTTCTGCAATGGAGATGAC